TTTAGCTGAACAATCTTTCAATCTCGTAAAAATTGCATTTGCTGCGAACACATCCCCGCCGCCGCTGTTAATTCGCACGATAATTTCCGGCACATCACCAAGCGCCGCAAGTTCTTGATTGAATTGCTGTGGCGTCACCCTGTCTTCCCACCATGACTGCTGGCTGCTTATTGCGCCGTATAAAAGCAGTTCTGGTGGTTTGTCGCCTGTTGCTGGAATAAAATTCCAGAATTTATTTGTCGTCACTCCGTATGGATTGCCCGGCGTCCTGTTGTCCTGCTGCTGGTTCATTCCCTGCGCCTGCTGCGGCTGCTGGGGATTTTGGCTTGTTTGCATTGGCATTGGCAATTTTCTTCACCTCTCTTAACTCTTTTTCTTCGTGTTTCAGTTGTTCAATATTGTTGTAGTAGCTTGTGCCCGTCATTTGCATTGTTTCGTCGCTTCGTGTGCTAAAGCCGTTCTGTACCCGCTTTTCTGCGGCTGTTACTTCTTTTACCGGGTCTAACATACCCTTTGCAGGTCCGTTCCATTTCGCCCCGCAATATGCTTTTCTAATCACCGGGTCAGTAAAGAAGCCCGGTGCCTTGATACGCCCTTTTGCAACTGCTTCTGTCAACCACTCTTCATATACTGGCTGGCAAAAGTCAGTTGCTAACCAGTCCCGGTACATATTAAACATTTTCCACGCTTCTTCCAGTGCGCCTTTACTTGCTGTATAACTGGAATTAAAGCGCTTCATAAGCAATTCATAAGGTATTTCAAGGCTGGCGCCTATCTGCTGGCATATAGCTTCCACAAAGCCGCCAAAATTGGCGTTTGGTCTTCCGGGGTTCATGTCGTGTGCCTTTTCACCCTCGTTTAAGTCGATAACGGCACCCGGCGCAAGTTCAATGGTGGTTTCGTCCTCTGCGTCCACCTGCACTTCCTCCGGTATAATGCTTCCTATTGCGTCTTCGCTGCTTGCGTCTGCCTTTTCGATAAACACCGTGAACATACCGGACACAACCGCTGCAACCAGTTCGGCGTCCGTGTATCTGCCAAGCTGTTTTAGGCTTTCAATGACCGGGGCAAGGAATGGAACGCCCCTGCGCTGTCCTATTCGTTCACGGTTCATAAGGTGTAGTACGTTTCTTCTTCCGGTTGTTTTTCCGAACGCTTCCACCCTCTGCCAGCTAATATCTGCGTAGGCGTAAGACAACGGGTGGTGGTCTGCTATGTGATACGCTACAACTTCCCCGGACTTGTCAACCTCCACACCTCCAACAATTTTATTGTCTATGGTGTCGCAGTTGTCCGGGCTGCATAATCTGTCCGCTTCTATCAGCTGCACACGCAGGTCATATGGCTGGTTCAGTCGTGGTTTGACCGGAAGCACTGCCAGACAGTCCCCAGAAATAAGCCAATTCAAAAAAGCTAACTGCTGCAACTCACAAAAGTTGTCAATTCGTGCCATGTCACAATCTGTGCTTTCTGCCCAGATATTCCATTCACGTTCAATCTGCTTTTCAAGTGTTCTTCTTTCCTCCGGTGATATGCCCAGCAATTCTGTGTCAATGTTCGGCTTCAAACGTAGCCCGCGCCCAACAATGTTGGTTCGCATGGTTTTGACAGCGCCATTTGCAATAGGCACGCCCATGTATAAATCACGGGTACGCTGTCGCAGTATTGAAACATTGTCTTCTATATCTTCACGACTGCTGCCGCCCGCATGAAGCCACCCTGCAAGTGATTTTTTCACTACGCTGGCACCATAATTGCTGTACCCGCTGTTCAAAATCTGCAATTTTTGTCTTGCCGCAGTACGTTTCAGTGCTGTTTGCGGTGCCACAACTGCTATTGCTTTGTCAATTCCCGCTGCAATTCCCACGTTTTCACCTCCTTTATTGCATGAAAAAAGCAGCTTTTCACGGCTGCTTTTCGTCTTTTCTCACTTATTCACGCTACAATATTACCCCATTTTTGCGGGCAATGGGGGGAAATAAAGCTCCAAAACGGGCAATCACGGGCAATGTTTTATAAATCCCGTGGTACAAATCGTTTTGCACGGTTCCTGCCGCCATATTTTGCCGCATTTTCAAGCGCAGCGACTTTCCCTTGCCAATATTCAATAGACTTTCTAATTTCGGTCAGATTGGCTTTTGTCATAGTCCTGCTGCCTATCGTGTATGACTGGGCGTTTGTCACTGCCAGTTCTGCTTCCAGCCATGCGTCAAGGTGTCTTTTTGCTGTTTCCAGTGTAATTCCTGCCATTTATAAAATTCCTCCACTTCTTCTTCTGCCACGTTTTACAATTTTCTTTGCTTGTGTGGCGTCTTTCTTTTTGTCTGGTTTTTTCAATGGTACGTTGATAATTTCAATGGCTGCCGTTGCGTAGTTTCGGCAGTCCAGCGCTTCATTTCGTTTGTGTTCGCCTTTGTCTTTCAGTTCCCATGCAAAATATGGTCTGCCCATCTTGTAACGCATTACCTTTTTTTCTGACGTTAAGCCCTTGAAATACTTTTCGTCATATCCCTTGCCCTCTTCTTTTGGAAAATGGCAAAAGCCGGGTCCCTCTTCCTCCAGCTTTAGTCTGTCCATAAGCAGGCTTTTTCCGGTATCAACTCCCAGCGTGAAAAGATATGCGCCCTCACGGTTGCTTTTTGATGGCTTCTGGATATACGCTGCGGCGCTATCGTTTGAACCTTTGATTGCAAATACTCTGCGATTGAACCGGGCTTTGCAGAATTTATATACTTGATTGGTTCTGTGTCCTCCACTATCAATACAGACGCATGACAGCTTCATTTTCGTTCCGTCTGGTTTTTCAAAGGTCTGCGATAAGAACGTGTCAAGGTCTTGCCAGACTTGATTGTTGATGTCTGAATTGTCGCCGTATATTGCCGCATACCTAATGCCCCAGCTTTCATATTCTGGACCCCAGCCCACAACTTCAATTTCAAATCTGTCGTCCTGCGTATCCACGCCAGCTGTCAAGTACAGCACTTCTTCTGGTACTTCGCACTTGTATTTCTCCCGGCGTTTCATCAGTTCGTCGTCTTCTATGGTTTCCCCGTCTTCTTCCCACGTTTGCCCCATTTCGGTATTAGTCCATACTTTCATAAGTTCCACGTTGCCTTTTTTCATCTGGTCATTTGCCGTCAGAAACTTTTCAACAACTTCTTGCCATGTGGTCAATGTGGAAGCAAGCGTGTTCAAGTGGAACCCACGCACGGGGTTGTCTGGGTCTTCATGTACAAAGGTTCCGTCAATAAAGTGTTCTTTCCATTCTGCTTCACTGGATATGACGCCGCACTTGCTGCAAGCGTATCTGATTTCTGATAGGTCGTTTTTGTCGAACACAACATTTGACCAGACCAGCGGTTGCAGTTCTCCGCAGCACGGGCACGGTGCGTTCCATTCTCCCCGGCTGCTGTTTTCGTACTCCACTTCTATTCTGGAAGCCCCTTTGACTGTCGGTGTTGAAATGTCCACCTGCTTTTTATTCCAGAATGTTGTCTGACGCTTTGAAGCCAGCAAAAGTGGGTCGCCCTCTTTTCCTGCACTGGCTGGGTATGCGTCTATCTCGTCTGCAAGCAATATTCTGATTGTGTGGCTTCGCAGTCCCGTTGGGCTGTTTGCGCCTGCAATCGTTATGAAGCCGCCCGGAAATATCTTTTGCATGATTGTGTTACCGCTGTTGCGGCTCTTCTCATTGATACGGTCAGCCAGTACGGGTGTATCACGCAACATAGGTGACAGCTTTTCTTTTGAAAACTTCTCTGCCATGTCTATTGTCGGCTGTATAACCATAATCGGTGACGGGTCATAATGCACATAATATCCAATAGGGTTCAGCACCATTGCGTCTGTCTTTCCCACCTGTGCTGCTGACATAATCACGACTTTTTTTATTGTAATATCTGTTATGGCGTCCATAATCTCTTTTTGATACGGTGCCTTTGCTGTCTTCCAGCGCCCCGGCTCTGCGGAAGACCCGGCAGACAGCCTGCGGAACTTATCTGCCCACTGTGAAAGTGTCATTTCCGGCGGTGGTTGTAGCACTTTGAAAATCCGTGTGAACATATCAACTGTGTTTTTCTTCATTGTCTACACCGTACCCAAACACCGTCTGGAAGTCCGAAAGTTCTTCCAACACTTCATCAATGGCGCTTTTCAGCAGCTTAAATATTTCTGTCTGGTCCTTTTTCTTTGATAAAATGGGGCTTAACTTTGCAGGTATAGCCATAAGCCTTGTTTTGAACCTAACAAGTGTGTCTGTCATTACCTGTTCCACGTCCTCTGTGGTGTGTACCTCATTTCTGCGCAGCTGCAATTCCAGTTCTTGTGCTTCTCTTTTTGCTCTGACCAGTTTTGCACGTTCTGCGTTATAATCTATTGCGCTTTCACTTTCCGGGTTGTTTTTGCGCAAATAATTTATGTACTGGTGGTTTACGGTCTTCAAGTCGTACAGTCCCGGTCTGATTTCCGTTATAACCTTTTCGTCACGCAACTGGCGCACTCTGCGTTCTGAAATATCCAGCCAAGCGGCAACCGCCTTTGAAGTGTACGCTTTCAAAAACCGCACCCCCTTTCTTCTGTGTCCGAATTGGTCACATTTTTTCTTTTTAGCCCCTACCCCTTTATTTTTTTACCGGGTCGGAAGCGGAAATGAAATTTTCAAAATTATATCTGGGCAGGTTTTGGGCGTCGCCGTACCCGCAGTGCTTCTGCGGCGCCGGAAGAACCTATCACACGTCGTCAATAATGCCTGTGATTTCGTCGTTTTCGCCCTCTGCGTCCGGTTCAATGTCAAATTCACCTGTTAGCTTCTGTTTGTTTAACTCTAATTGCTTTTCTGCAAGCTGCAAGCGTCTGTCCTCTAACTCATACGCCTTGATACTGTCCAGCTGCTTGATGATACGCCCATGTAGCTTGTTCAGTTCGGCTTCCACTTTCATTGCTCTATCAAATGGGCTTGACTTGATAATAGATTTCATTGCTGTTTTATATATCTCTTTGCCGCCCTCTGGGTCTGTTGCCTGCCCCTGTTCCATGCCGCAGTCCTCTTCTTCCCTACGCTCTTCAATGCTCTTTGGCACAATCATGTGTACTATTTTATCAGTGTAAAAGCCGCCTGCTTCTTTGCTCTCATACTCTTTCAGCAGGCTTTCCAGATAGGCTTTGCGGACGTATAGTGCCTGCAATTCCTCCATCATTTGAGATAGTGCGGACGGTGTGCCCATGTTCTTTATTGCTGCCGCCTGCTCTGGGTCTATGTCTTCATATCCCGCCTGCGCAAATGCCCCATGTGTTACGGCGTTTTTATTGCCCTTTTTTGCTGGTGTTTTTCCGGCAGCATTTTTGTTGCCTTTTTGACCCCCTCTTTTTTTCGGCTTGTTTTTCAGTGCTTCGTCCCAGTTGTCTTCTGACTTCCATTTTCTTATCCGCACTTCTGGCACCCCTGCCAGCTTCGCCAGTTCCGCTGTTTCAATCTTGCCGTCTGCGTCCAGATAGCGTTGCATTGACTTGTCCCGTTCCGGGTTCCGTGGTCTTCCCATCTTCTCACCTCTTTTCGTTCGTTTTCATTCTTTCCAACTCTTCCAGTTTACGGAAGTATAAAAAATTATGGGCTTTGTAAATTCAAAAAATCACCAAAGCCCACTATTGCCAACGTGCAAATATAACGGCTTAAAGCCTGCTTCACTGGCTTAAATTATACCAGTAAAACGCAGGCAATGGCGGGCAATGATTGCTTATGCAATCCTCTGAAATTGTGAAATAATCTTGTTCTTTTCAAACCTCTGTGAAAGTGTTTCAAGTGCTGTATCTCTGATATTCTTACACTGTCTTTCACTGTATGAATTGCGTACCGCTACTTGTTCCCATTTGAGGTTGTGCATATAAAAATCAAAAATAATGCGCTTTTCTTTCAGTTTCAGCCTTGAAACTTCCTGCAAAATCTGTGCCTTTAAGGCTTGCAACTGCTGCACCTTTGCTTCATACTCTCTGATTTCGCCGCTGACATAATCTGGAATATTAAGCGCCATATTTTCTGTTTGTCGTGATATATTATTTTTTCCTTTTGGTAGACCGTCGCATTGTATAGCGCCAATGGGATTGTAGTATTGGTCCGTTAAGTCACTTATAATCTTTCTGTATATACTCACCTCCCCGTCTATGTCTTTGTAATATTCCAGCAATTCAATAACCCTGCCTTTTTCCATTGCCTGCGCCATTTGCTTTTCCTCCATTCTTTGTTTTTGCCAGTCTTTCCCGGCTTCTATCCGTCTTGCACGTCAACTGCGTGTTCTCCTGCTGCCTGCTGCCGCTCTTTGTAGCCCATGCACTTTATGTATCTTTCCGGCTTCCCGCAGCTTTCGTAATATTCGCAAGACTTGCATACGTTTTCTTGCGTCATTTCCTTTTCCTCCGTGATATGTACCCTGCGCACTCCGGCTGTCCCCTTAATAACTGCATTGAACATGAACCGCCGCACTCATAGGCTTTTGAAATGTACTTTGCGCATTTTGTATTTGCGCACTGGTTTCGGCAAAACACGGGCATATTGTCTGTATTAAGCATTATTATTGGTCTTTCCATCTGCTGCACCTCCGTTTCTTCTCACAAACTGAAAGCACCACGCTTCATCACGTATGGTTTTTATTGTTCCGTCTTCGTCAATGTATACTGCGTCAATAAACTTCGGCTTTGGTGGTTCCCCCTCTTCTAACGGTCCTGCAAAATCAATCATAATTTGCAATACGTTGTATACTCTTTCGTTGATAATCATTCTATAATCTGTCATGTTTATTGGCATTTTCCGCACCTCCTATGCTGTTTCATGCAAAATTATCTTTCTGAACATACTTTCAAATATCGGAACTGCAATGCTGTTTCCAGCCTGCTTGTATAGCGCCATTCTGTATCTTCCAGAACGCTTCTGGACTGCTTTTGCCCTTTCATAGTCCTTGTCTGTATATCCTTGCAGGCGCCAGCACTCCCGTTCTGTTAAATATCTATAACGCCCGTTTCCGCAGTCAATCACCTGTGCTGGTGTTCTGTCCTGTCTGGTCGTGATTGTGTATGCAAAATCTTTTATTACTGTTGCTCTTCTTATGCCTTTTTCTCCAATCACACTGTACACACTCGGTTGCGTCACGTCATACACTGGCGGCACTTCGTCGTTGTTCAGAAGAAATTCTGATATATCTTTCATTGGCGTTCTGATTAAGTCTGAAAAGTCGAACTTTTCACCATTCAGCACCGATACCGTGAAAACTCTTTCCCGTGCCTGTGGCAATCCAAAGTCCCTTGCGTCTAATATTTGATAATTGCTTGTATATCCCAGCTTTTCCATTTCTGCTATGTATTGTTCAAAGTTCTTCTTGTTGTAGCCGTTTAATACATTTTTCACGTTTTCCCAGATAACATATTTTGGCTTCCATTCGCCCATATTTTGAATAATGTGTATTGTTTCCCACATCAAACTTGACCGGGTGCCGCTTCCTTTGTCTGCTCCTTTTCCTCTGTTTATCCTCCCCGCTTCCGCAGTTGCTTTTCCTTGATGTCCCGCAATGCTCATGTCTTGACACGGGCTGCCATGTATCAGAATATCTGGTTTGAGGTTCCAGCCCACCACTGATTGTGTTTTATACTCTAATTCTTCCGCAAACATTGCATTGTATGACCTTACGGCGTTTTCGTCTATTTCCACATAGTCAATAGCTTTTGTTGGAATGTTCAAATTTCGCAAAGCACATCTGGGGGAACCAATTCCCCCAAATAGTTCTAAAATCTGTACCACGTCTACACCTCCTGCAACGCTATTACACAATAGCCCTCTTCAAGTGCGCTGCTGGTCGTGTCGTCGTCCATGCAGATAATTTTCATGTCAGACGTGTTTCCGGTTGCTCTTCCCTCTGCAAACTCAATCAGCTTCACTGTGTCGCCCTCTCTGTAATCGTCATTTTTCAAAATCATGTATGGTCTTGTATGGTCGATTGCAACGGCTTTCATTTTGTCCGGTGATACTCTGATTGTTTTTTCTTTTCTTTCATCAGACGGCAAGTGCTGCATTTTCTCTTCCTGCTGCATTTCACGCAGTTTCTTTTGTGTTTCCCGGTCAATAGCTGCCTGCTCTTCGTTGTATCTCTCTTCGTCCGTCTTCTGCGCTTCTCTGCGGTTCTCATAGGCGTTGCAGCTTGTCACGGTTGCTGTCTTGTCGTGGCAATCCTCATAATGTGTGCAGCTGTAACAAAGTGATGTTATCTGTTCCGGTTGCGGGTCAATGTATTCTGACTGCTGCCCGGCTGCGTCTTCTGTGCCCTCTGTGTCTTCTCCTGTCCCCTCTGTGGCTGTTTCTTCTTGCTGCACGTCTGTTTCACCATCTGCGGTGTTTTCCTGTGCCTGCTGCTCTTCTGGCTGCTCCTGCAACTGGTTTATGTCCATCTGCCCCGGTATCTGCTGTGTTGCTTCGTAGTTCTTTTTTAACTGCTTAATGTCTGCCAGCGTCAGCACTTCATTTTCCCGGAATATCTCTGCTGCCTGCTTCTGGTAATCTTCCGGCAGCCCGGACGCTTCATAAATGACAGATACAACAATTCTGTTTGCCCTAAATTCTGCCATCAGTTCTGGAATGATATTGTTATAAATTGCCTTATATCTTCCAACCTGTGCCGGGGACGTTTCTATAATTTCCGCTAATAAGTCACGGGTCCTGCCCGGAATGTTCATGCTTTCTTTTAATTCCAGCACCAGTTTTTCTGTTTCCAGCGCTTCTGTCATTCTTTCCCAGTCTGTTTTCTCTCTGAAACGGTTTGCCATAATCAGTGCCAATCTGTCCAGTATGGCGTTTTTCTTCGGCTTGATTAAGATTGGAACCCGTCTGAAACGCTCTTTTCCCTCGTCCACAAGCTGCATGACCGCCAGCCGTCTTCTGTGCCCTGCAATGATACGGCGCTTGCCGTCTTCCTCTTCATCAGTCACCAGAAGCGGTTGCAGCACTCCCAGAAGTTCAATAGACTGTTTTAAGTCCTGCACGTCTTCTACGCTGTAAAAATTACCTTTTGACGGTATAAGGTCGTAAATATCAGCTGTGCTGCTCACGCCCTCTTCGGACGTGACAACCTCTGCGCCTGCTACTGCCTGCTGCTGTTCTGTTTTCTGCTGCTCCCCAGCTTCCTTTGACCGCTGGTTTAATAACTCTGTCAGATTGAATTTTTTTGCTGTTCCTGCCATTGTCTTTTCCCTCCTAACGTGTCCGAATTGGTCACATTCTCAACCATTCTTCCACTAACGCTTTATAGTCGGCACTTGCACCGCAGCGTGGGGAATATAAAATGATTGGTAATCTTTCAAATGTGCTGGGCTTCATTTTTGGTGTCTTTCTGATATGTGTTTCAAACACCGGATATTCAAGCGTTTTCAAGAACTCTTCGCCCTGCGTGTCCGCTTCATTGGTTCTGTCGTACTGTGTTACAAAGCAGCCGCAGAAACGCAACTGCGGGTTCAAGTCCTCACGGGTGTTGTCAATCTGTTCTTTCAGTTCTGCCAGACCGTCTATTGCAAAATCATCAATGGTTATAGGCACCATGACGTCTTGTGAAGCTACCAGCGCATTTATGGTTGAAATGTTAATGTCTGGGGCGTTGTCAATAATGCAGTAGTCGTATTCATTCTGTAAGCCGTCCAGAAACTTTTTGAAGCGTGTCTGTTGCGGTCTTGACTGGTCCAGCATGACTTCAAGGTTGGCTGTAAGCAAATTCATGTTCGCTGTGATAATGTCTAAGCCCTCAAAGTCCGTGTGCTGGATAACCTCTGCCGGGTCAATGCCCCGCTGTGTCATTACCTCTGCCGTGCCCTTATGGTCATAGCTGTGGCGGTTCATAATCTTGCTTGCGTTGCCCTGCTTGTCATTGTCAATCAGCAGGACTTTGAAGCCTTTTACTGCTGCCAGAATATGTGCCATGTTTACGCTGGAAATGGTCTTTGCCACTCCCCCTTTAAGATTGATAATTGATAATACTTTCATGTGGTATTCCTCCTTGTATCTGGTATGAATTTATAGTTGCTTCCCAGTAATGCGGCAGGCTGGATTTGAACCAGCGACATCATAGACACAGACTGACAACGGCTGCTGCCGTTTTATTTCACCGTGCCCGTCCCTCTACCAGCTGTGGTACTGCCGCCCGTTTCCGGGCGCTTGTCCCGGTCTTTTACGCTTCTACTGTTTCACTGCCTGCGAAAAATACTTCTCTGCTTCCCCAGTCGTGAACTTTCGCCCGCTTTTCTTCTCTGCGGTTTTCGTTGTATCTTCCGGCGTGGTGTATTGCTGCGTATGTGACAGTTTTTGCAGTTCTTTTTGTGATTTCAAATACAACTGCGCTTTCTCCGTATCTCTTGCCAACTTCAAATGTTCTCATGTTTTATACCTCCGTTTGCTTTACTTCTTTAACTGTCTTTATTATATACTTACGGAAGTATAAAGTCTATTGACATTCTGCACAATCTTACGGAAGTATATTTGTATATTTTGTATACTTCCGTAAGTATTTGTTATTATCTGCCACGGCGTTTCAGTTCGTCTGCAAATTCTCTGACCGGAACTTTCACGGTCAACGGTTCATATTTTCCGCAGCCGTCCAATTCATACAAGAACTGTGTTTCGCCTTTTTTCAGATAGTGAAGCGTTGCAATGTCTGTGACCTTGTGCAGCGCAACTGCTGCCGTTGTAATCACCGTGCAGCCCTGTGGCAAATAAAGCGCTTCTTTTGTTTCTCCGTCCTTTGTTGCCTTGATTGCTACTGTGTCCCCAATCTCTAACGGACACACCGCCTTGAAAAATTCTGCTTTCATTCCTCTTTGTCCTCCTGTTCGTGTTTCTCTCTGTTCTGTCTTCTTACCTCCCAGCCAACTTCTCTGACTACTACAAAGACCAGATATAAAATACCCAGTCCCACGCATACCGCAAAGAATGTTACCAGTGCTTTTACAACATCAATCAGAAATGCAATCATTGTTCTTTCCCTCCCTCATTTTCTGTTTTGCCCAGCCAATAGCCCGGCTGCTTGCGTTTATCTGGTGCAGCTGGCGTACTCTGATATTATTTGTCTTTTCTTCTTCCTCTGCCTGCTGCCGTTCCAGCTGTCGGCGGTATAGCAATTCTTTTCCGCTGTAATACTTCCGCTTCTTTTTCGCCATCTTTATTCCTCCATCAAAAGAACTTTCTATGGTATCTGCTGCCCTTGCTTGCCTGTTTGCGTCGCTGTCGCTGTTTTCTTCTCTTCTGGTACTGGGCGTCTTCTGCTGCCGCCACCTGCCTTTTGACCGCTTCGTGGTCTATGTTGTCTACCTCTTCTTGCAAGACTTCCAGCATTTCAACTTCACTGTCCTTGAAAGTAAATGTCATACCGGGGTCATACTCTCCGCTTGTCCAGTCTTTCTGGAACTTCTCAAAATTATCTCTGTATCTATACGGCGCCTGCGGGTGGTACTGTTCGGCTTCATATATGCCCAGCATAACTTCTTTGTCGTCCTTGTTGTCCCAGTTGTAAAGGTGCCAGCTTTCGTGGTTGTCCCAGTTCCACTTTGACAAATACAACACTATTCCGTCAAAGTAGTTACCCTCACGCACCATGCCTTTCATTTGCTTGCAGGTGAAGCCCTGCCCCTTTAATTCCTCTTTGATTTTCTCATAGTCCCTGCCGCCAGTATGTAACTTTGCTTTTACGATTAACGGCAAATACTGTGGCTGTTTATCTTCTTTTCTTGCCATTGCTTGTCCTTTCCAGTCTGTCTGCAATCCTCAATATGCTTTCCATTGACTTTCTAATGTTTGTGTCTGTGCCCTCTGTGATTTTCAGTACGTCTGCTATGTCCCGCAGTTCTTGTGCCATTTCTTCTGTTTCCCCGGTCACAATGTCATATTTATTGCGGCAGGCGGTGCAGACCTGCGAACCCTCCGGGATAACTTCGCCGCATATCAAGCAGCGGTCAACGCCGTTCATTCTTCCCAGCTTTCGTATTTCTTCACACGCCTTGTCAAGTTCTGCACCTGCTCAACAAGGTTTGCAACCTCATGTGGTGACAATCCGGTTTGTTCATAGTCATACAGCTTCTTTGCGGCTTGATTGACTGTGACGTGCGGTTTCAATATTGCTTTCTGTCCGTTCTGGCTGTATTCTGTCAGCGTCGTTCTTTTCTGCCGTTTCCGTGGTTCCTGCTGCTTAAATGCTCCGGCACGCTTCATGGTGCTGTAATATGGCACCGTCTTTTTCAATGTGTGGTCCATGTAGCCCATTACAATTCCACCTTTCTTCCCGTCTGTTCCATAACTCCCAGATAACCTGCTATTGTGTCCATTGCTTCTTCCGCTGACCAGCAAACCGCCGTTTCATACCCCTGCTGCCGTAGCTGTTCCAGCCACCAGTCCTGCTTCTCTGTGGTCTTGTTATTCTGCCACTTCATTTCCACATATAGCCCGTGTTTGCCGTTTCTTGCCACTGGCAAGCATAAGTCCGGCACGCCAGCTTTCACACCCTGTCTTTTAAGGTTCGCCGCTTCCAGCTGGTTTCTACTGCCGCCGTTTGGTATGTGGTGTAGCAAGTCCAATTCCGGGAAGTCCTTTGCGTAGAACCTCGCCCAGTTTATAACTCTTTCCTGCTCTGTGGCTTCACTGCGCTTTCTGTATTGTCCTCTACTCATTGTCTTGCCCTCCTGTGGTTTCTTCCCGGCTGTCTACCAGATATATTTTGCCGTCCTGCTCATACAGCATGGCTTTTCCTTTCAGCGCCGCCAGTGTTATTTCTGCTTTCATGCCATCTGATATGCCGTACTTGTCGCCAATCAGAATGTATTTGCAGTTTTCAAGTATCTTCATTCCCGCTGCCATGCCCCGGCTTCTTTCTTCTGGGTTCTGGTCGTCTGTAACTTCCGTCAAGTATAAATGCACCGTGACCGGGACAAAGCCATTGTCTATGGCTGCCCGTGTCAGCTTGCGTGCATATTCCTTGTTGCGCTTTGTGTCGCCCCGGTATGGGCTGCACACATACAACAAATCATTCACTCGCCGTCACCTCCGTTCTTTTCTTTGTATGCTTGCGCACGCTTTTGATAATATCCCTCTTCTATATCTGGTATTCCAATATCCATACCGCATTTATCATTCAAGAACTGGCATACCTCACGATAGCCCAGCCCTCCGTTTTTCTTGCTTGTAAATGCGAACTTTACCACGTTTGGTTCCAGTTTTTGCAGTCTTATAAATCTGTCTGGGTCATACATTATGCCAAATCCACATAATTTACAGCCCGTCCTCTGCTCTCCTGTTAGCTTGTATGTTTCGCACCCAGCACATTGAAGCCCGCCGCATACGCACTCCCCATATACGGGCATAAGCGGTATAACCTCCGTGTATATGTACCACAGCACCGTCTGTTCCTCTACCGGTCCCAGCGGCTTTGACTTTGGGTGGTCGCCGTCAAACATATTGCACCCAGTCATTCTATATGCTGTCATTCTGTCCCTGCTGTCTGCTGCCATTTCTCCTGTTACCGGGAGCAGCCCTCCCAGTTCTTTTTGTGCCTGTTTCATAGGGTCTTTTTTTAGTATTCCGCAGCACTGCTCTGAAAGCACTATTTCGTCATTATCCAGAATAGGTCTGTATTTCACTGGAAGAAAGCGGGTTCCAATATAGTTGTCAGCCCTTATCTTTGTTAAATTCAAAATTACCGTATCATTGAACCCCAGTTCACGCAGGCGGTCTGCTGCTTTTATCATTTCGCTATGGTTGTTCTTTGTGTAGTGCTGCGGCATATATTGTTCTATATCTGCATACTTTAAGCCAAGTCTTTTCAGTGTCGTTTTGCAGTCCCTCACCATTCTTGAAATCTTTTTACTTATAAATGGCAGTCCTACTGTGTCAACAATGTTTATATAGTTGTCCTCTGCCTTAATTTCGTGGTACTCAACTTCTATTCCGAATTTTTCTTTGATGAACTGCAAATATTCTTTTCTATACTTTGTGGCACAGCTAAATTCATTTGTTGTGTTTGAGAAGAAAACCCGCAATGGCTTGTCTTTGTATGAAGACACTGACCACATCTGCGCCATGAGGTACAGCAATACTGCGCTGTCTTTTCCTCCGCTGAATGAAACTGCTAACTGCCCCCCCGTCCTCACTATTGCTTCTAAACACTTTGCCTGTGCAACCTGTATTTGTTCCGGCTTGCTTCTCTGCCACATCATGCGCACTTCTTTTTCTGTGTATATATACTTTCCGTCTGACATTACGCCGTCACCTCCGTTGCCGCCTTTATCAATCTTTGCTGTATTGCTTCAAAATCAAGCCGCAAGTCCCGCATATTCCAGTATGTGCCACAGCCCGTGCATTGTTCGTCTGTGTATGTGTACGGGCAGGCGGTGCAAATGTCCGTTTCTTCCTGCAATGTCTGTGCGACTGCTGCCAGTTGAAAAGCTATGCCCCAGAATTTCTTCAAGTCAATTTCTGAAATGTCCACCGGAACTGCTGCTGCCTTTTCAATCTCTGCGTCTGTTACTTTGTATTTTTCTTTCAACGTGGCATACATCACTTGCGCTGTCTGCTGTTCACCGCCTATGCCACGTTCTGCCAGTGCTTTTATTTTCACCAGCTTTTCAATAATTTTCTGTCTATCTTCCATCAGTCTTCTTCCTCCGGTTCTCCAAGCAGTGCTGTTGGTGGTTTTCTCTTGTCCATAAGATTTGAATACCACGCAGCCTTTTTCAACATTCGCTTTTCTTCGTCTGTCCTCTCCGGCGCTTCTGCGTCGTCTTCTTTATAGCAACGTGCCGTTTCGTCCGGGAATAGGTCATTGCCCCACCTAAACGCCATCAAAAACGCTTCCAGTTCTCTTTTCAATTCCTCTTTGTAGAAATTGTAAAGCAGTGTTATTTCTGCTGCTTCAATCTCCGTGCAATCACAACCACGCTTCTTCCTGCGGCTGTATTTCCCAGTGTATATGTGGTAACTTGCGTCACCCGTCACCTTGTAGAAAATCCAGCGCAGCACCCTTTCTTCCAGTTCGTCTGCATATCCGAACCAGTGAAGCGTCACTGCGTCCAGCATTATTTCTTCGTCTTCCAGTTCGTATCTGGCTTTTAAGTCCTCATACATTCGCATTGCGGTTTCTTTTTCACCGCCCACGCCACGTTCTGCAAGGGCTTTAATTTTCTTTAGCTTTGCAGCTATCTTGTCACGTTGTATCTGGTCCATGTCTTTTACCTCATATACTGCCACGACTGCGGCGCACGCTTCATTCCCAGTTCTTCCAGCGTCACTGTTCGTGGATATTCTTTCACGGCTGTTATTTCCCAGCCATACACCTTGTTTCTGCTTCCTGCTGCATAATTGTGAATATCATGTGCAGGAACCTTGCTTTTTCTCTCTGCTTCTTCAAAGTTCTTGATTTCCAGAACTTCCGGGCAGATAAATTCACCAACTATTCCCACGCCGCCCGTGACGTACACCAGCACCCGGAACGGCGCTTTGCATTGTGGCTTTGTCTTCCGCAGTTCCAGAACCTTTTCGCCTGCTGCCATCTTCTGCCACCACTTCTGGCGTAGTGATAATATGACCACTGGCATTTTTTCTGCTTCTTCCATGCTCTTTACCTCTCAAATTCGCTTTTCAGTTCAATTCTGATATACAGAATGTGTTGCAGGTCTTCCACCCGGTATTGTGTGAATTGCTCAACTGGCACCTGCTCCGGCAGGCTGTCTGTTTTCTCCCAGTCCCACATTTGTTCCGTGGCTCTGTATGTTTCCATACCCAGCCCCATTTTCTTAATGCGTCGCTGCGGGTTCAATGTTCCATGCACTGCGTTTGCAGCATATCCACGGTATACAACCTGTCTGGCTGCGTTATATATCACCACTCTGTCACTGGGCGTCAGCTTGTCCATAATGTCACCCAGTCTGATTTCATTTTCCATCACCATTCACCCCTCATTCTTCTTTCAATTCTTTCTTTCGCCTGCTGCACCTCTCTTGAATACTCTGTTTCTGTCAATCCTTTGTTCCATACGTGTTCATAAGCACCAGCAACACCGTAGTTGTAGGCTGTCAGCACTTCTGCTTCTGTGTCGAACCTCTCTTGCAGTTCTGCCAGATAATCTACACCGACAAGCACGTTGAAATATGGGTTTTCCACATTATCAACATTCAGTCTGTGCATACGCTCTTTGTGCCCCTTCGGTAATACCTGCATATATCCAGTTGAACCCTCTTTGCAGCTGGCGTCCCATCTGTACCCGCTTTCTATCTCAATAATTGCCAGCACCAGCGTATATTCAACGCCATACTGCTTGCAGATTATGTATGTGTACTGCTGTATACATTCCGGTAAATACCCGCCGTTGTCTGCGTAGTCCTCCGGTACTTCATAGCGTGTCCAGCCGTCCAGCGCTTCCCCGTCCCAGTCAAATGACATAAGGTTGAACGGGTACGCTTCCGCTTCTTCTGTTGTGCTTCCTGTCGGCTGTGTGGTCTGTACTGGTTCCGGTGTGTTCTTCGGCAGTGTGCTTGCTGTTGGCTTTACTGCGCCCCCTACCACAGCCACGCACACAACGAATACCAGCACGCCTGCTGCAATGTAATTTCCGTATGCCTTAATTGCTCTTTTTATCCTCTTACGCCTTAATATCCGGCGCAGCCTTGTTTTTCTTCCTGTTTCCACTTCGTTTTCCTCCTTGTCCTGCCTTTTTTGGCTCTTTTTTCCACATTTTCAAGTAAATATGCCACCCGGTCTGTTCATAAAAGACCGCTTCGCATGACACAATGTTGTAATTGCTATATATCTTTCTGAACTCTTCCAGCCCTGCGTCCGGTGATTTTGCCAGCTGTTCCACTTTTCTTTTGCTGTACTTAAAATCATTGCACTTTTCTTCCGGTGCGTTCAGATTTCGGCTGTACTTCCAGTGGTTCTGGTCACGCTGCTGTTTCTCCCCGCCGTCCTCTCTGGTTGTTTCCGGGCGGTCAAGGTTTCTGCTGCTTGAATAGCGTTTCTTTCCCTGCGGGTCCTTGACAATATACTTGCAAAGTCCCTCTATTCCGTTTTCATTCATTTGCAGTCTGTCTGCATTTACCCAGCCCAGCTGTTTTACACTGGCTCTGTATTCCGGGTCACTGGTCTTCTTCCAGTTGATACGGTCTTTTGTCCACATTAGTTCCACGTCGTCACGGTCAAGTCCACCATTCATAATGATGTGGTGATGTATACGCTTTAGACACTGCCCGTCCTTGCTGTATTTGTATTCCGTGACAAGTATGTATTTCAAAGGGTCAAGCCCCAGTTTCTTTCTGCGGTATGCTATGCGCCGCAGGTAGTTTGTCACAATGTTTTCTGCTTCTTCTACTGTGCCCGGCAGGTTCTCTTCACTGTATGTGCAGGACGTGTGCAGGTCCCCTATGTGGAAGTTGCCATTTCCCAGCTGCACCAGATACCGTTTGGCGTTCTTGTCGTTAAGGTCCTTTTGCTTTGGGGCATTGACTTTCCTTTTCTTCCCCCTCTTCCCTCTGGCTGCCTGCTCTGCTGCTTCTGTTCGTGGTATTATGTCCACTTCTCTATAATTGGCACAGTCTGTCTTCTTCTCTCTGATAAACACCACTGCACTTCCTTTTCTGTCTGATACCTTTTTAGCGTATAAGGGTATACCAGAAATGGTGGTGCCTATCCCCCATCAATCCTGCTTATTATCTCCATACCAGCATATATATAAATTTATATATTTCGTAGGAATGTTAATACCCCATACAAGCCCGTTTAGCAGGGATAAAACCCGCTATTTTCAAGGACTTTTCAGCCCTAAAATGTTTGACTTGTAACCGCCAATATGGTATAATAAACGTGTATTGAATTATTAACATATTGACTTTTGAAAAGCCTTTGATTTTGTGTTTCCGGCACAGCTTCAAAGGCTTTTTGCTTGCCATTTTTACAATGCTCTGTATAACTCTTTGCGGCTCTCACCGCACCAGATTTTCTTCCCATCTTCCGTCTGTACGGTCACTATTCCGTCCCTAAATCTGTACCCGGCAATTATCTTGCCCCGGTGCCATTTACCGTCAAAATAGATTTCCGCTGGCTGCCCTTCGACGTATGGGAAATTATCTGCGCTCATTCGTCCTGCGCTCCTGCGTGTGCTTCCGCACCCGCTTTCAGTAAATCAGTTGCCAGTTCCCAGCTTTCCAAGAATAAAGCGGAACGGAACGAAACGCTGCTGCCGACGTGAGAACGGGGGAGGAGCAAGTCCAGCGCACCAGCACCACCGTGGGAAGTGCTGCTGAAACTCGAACCCCGGAAAGGCACGGCTTCTTCAAGTTCGCTGTCTGCCCATATTCCGGCTGTTTCGTTCTTCCAATCGTGCGGTACAATTCCCAGCTTGTACGCAATTTCCGGCACGTCTTCCAACTCTTCCAGCTGCAATTCTGCAATGTGGCAGCCGTCCCAGTCCTTTTCTATCTTTTCTGCGGTTGACATAACCACGCCGCCGTCACTGCTGCCGTACAGCTTCAACGGCTTTCCGTTTACCTCTGCAACGGTCCAGTCCGGTGCTTCGTCCTTGTAGCCCTCAACTGCTGCGTCATTGTCCTTTGTGTACTCCACAACGCCTTTGTGCAGGCGTAAACCTGTTACAAATTCCCAGAAGTCGCCGCAGATACCGAACACGCCGCCTGCGGTGCCATCATGTGACCATGTAAGCGGGTCACACCCGGTCAGCGTTCTTCCGGCGCTGTCGTATACAACGCCTTTTTCCTGCGGGTTGTCCGCATTGCAGCCGTGGTTTGTGTTGCCGCCTATCGTGTGCCCCAGTTCTTCTGCTTCATGCAGCAAGTAGACAAATTCCGTGTTTGTCATAAGGTGCCAGCCCTCACCCTTTCTGGCGCAGGCTGCCGCCGCTTCATCAAGTGTGATTGTGTGGCGTGGCTGCTGGTACGGCAGGGACACTGCAACGTCACCGCCCATGCTCTTCATGGTTGTATTGTGGTACTGTGAAATAAGGATTGCCGGGACAATCTTGTTTCTGATTTTGAACATTTCCGGCACGTCCTCCGGGTTGTACGTCCCCGGCTCCATGTAAAACATGGTCATGTAGTTTGGCAGTCCCAGTCTGTCTTTGACAATGACCGCTTTTTTCTTCACAAATTCTTTCATTTGCGTTTTTCCTCCTTGTATCTGGTATGATTTATCTTGAATAGCTTTTCGCTACTATTCACATTTTGACTATTGAAAAACCTTTGCTTTTCGCCCAGCGCCTATGCTGACCGCTGCTTTTTCTCTTCCGGCTCCGGCTGCTTCACAGTCACGGTGACTTTTACGCCCTCCCGCTGTGAAATAATCATTGCCAAAGTGTCAAAGAAGCGCTGGGCATTGAATGTTCCTTGCACTTCCATTCCTGCCACCTCCTATGCCGTCTGTGGCTGCGGTGTGGTTCTCTGGCGTTCCTGCTGAATACCCAGCATATAGCCCAGAATAAACATTTGATTGTCGCCATTTAACTTCTGGAACTCCTGTGCGGTCTTCTCAATCATTTCTTTTTTCTTATCTTCCATTGCAACTGCTGCCATGCTCGTTTCCTCCTTTTCTGTGTTGTGGTCCTCTGCTATACTTGAATTGTCAGCCAGTGCAGGGCTGGCAATTCATAGCAAAGGGGGGTGTTGTTATGGGTTATGTGAAATCTGGAACCGTGCCGGGCAAGGGTGATTATATCTGTATCAAATGTAATACCGTAAACCGTGTATACTCTGATAGCCAGACGCTTTTTGTGTGCCCTCGCTGTGGCGGTTCTGATTTTCAAAAGTTGCGGTCTTCCGGGTCCAGCAAGTAAACCTTGCGCCAGAATGTATGACCGAACCAGCTGAACCAGATAGCAACATATTTTCTCATGTCTTGCAGGTGTTCCGGGTCTGGTGCGCTTCCAAACTCCGTGTACTGCAAGCGTGGGAAAATTGCTAAAACGTAGCGGAAAAAGTGATTATATAGAAATCTCTTTGCCATCTGCTGCCACCTCCGTTCTTTTTGCTCTTTTCAAGGCAATTTCTGTTTTCCACTTGCCTTGATACAGTCATTTTATATCTTTGTTTTGCCTTTGTCAAGGCATATTTTGAAATTATTTTGTTATTTTGCCTTGACTAATTCATTTTGTGGATTTATACTGAAATCACAAATTCACAGAAAGGGGGTATCTATTCAATGGAAATCCACGAACGCATAAAGGAATTAAGAAAGAAACACTTGAAAATGTCCCAGACTGCTTTCGGTGAACGTCTGGGCGTCAGCCGTTCTGTTATCAATAATATTGAATTGAACGTGCTTGCCAGACCGGACCAGAAATTGTCATTATATAAATTGATATGTAGTGAATTTAATATCAGTGAAGAATGGCTGCTGAATGGCACTGGTGATATGTACGCCAGCAATGAAGCTGAATACAGCGCACTTATTGACCGGGTAATGACCGGGCAGAATGAATTTGCAAAGAACATTTTCAAGACGTTTGCGCTTTTTGATGAAGCAGACTGGGAAGCGCTGCGGCGTATGATTGAAAAATACATAGACGTTGCAGACGCAGAAGACGTGCCGGAAGAAAAGCCGTTGTATGACGACGTACCGGACACACCGGAAGAGTTAGAAAAGCAATTCCCGCCAGTTGATAACGGCGGCAATAGTGACGTTGGGTAGCCCCCTTTTAGGGGACGCCCAGCGGTCCCGCTTTATTTTTTAATAATTAGTTGTGTCGTTCCTGTGAAGTTAAGATTGATATACATTGTGTTGTTGCTGCTGTAATAAATAGCAAATATATTATGGTTGCTATGATATATGTATTTCTTTTTCATTATCTCCCACGACCTTTCTTTTATCGGAAAAGCTGGGCGCTTTTCAATTATAAAGGTCTGGCAGGTTCACAACTACTGTTAAAAATTGGCAATAAAAACACCCGCAGTGCTGGGAACACTCCGGGTGCGGTGCAAAGATATATCATACCAGATACAACATACCGTCTGCATTTATTATATTATCACGGCATGACGGGAAATAAAAGGAAATTGACAAGAATTGTGGTGATATTATGAGAAACAAGGAAATTGCCCCGGCGCTTGTCCGGGTTGCTCTATATATAAGGGTTTCCGGTGAAGAACAAAAGATAAAAGGCTTGTCACTGGAAGCCCAGCAAGAACGGCTGGAAGCATACGCAAGGGAACGTGGCTGGGTCATTGTTGGGATTTATATTGACGCCGCAAAGACCGCCAGAAAGAACATTCACAAAAGAACTGAATTTCAACGCATGATGGACAGCGTGAAGCGTGATGAAGTGGACATTTTGCTTTTTGCCCGCCTTGACCGCTGGTTTCGTTCCGTTGCTGATTATTACAAAGTTATGGAAATATTGCAGGCGCACAACTGCGACTGGAAGACCACTGATGAAGAGTACGACACGACAACCGCAAACGGGCGTCTGTATATCAATGTGAAGCTGTCCATTGCGCAGAATGAAGCTGACATAGACGGCGAAAGAATAGACGTTGTATTTGACAGCAAGATTGCACACGGCACCGTTGTTTCCGGCTCTGCTCCGTTTGGCTTCCGTGTGAATGAAGAAAAGCGGCTGGAAGTCGTACCGGAAGACGCAGCCATTGTGCAAGACGCTTTTAATTATTTTGAAAACACAGTTTCCCAGCGGGCTACTGTCCGTTATATCCGGGAAACATACGGCGTGAACTGGTGTGACGCCACATTTCGGCGTATGCTGAAAGAAAAGCTGTACACTGGCGTGTATGACCGGGGCGGCAGATATAATGACCAGTTCTGCCCAGCAATCATAAGCAGACAGCAGTTTGACCGGGTGCAAGCGCTTCTGACACGCAATGTGCGTTCTGCTCCATCTGGCAAGGTTTATATTTTCACTTCCATTCTGACTTGTGCTGAATGTGGGCACAAACTTGTTGGCTACAAATCCAGTGATTATTTTTATTACCGCTGCAACCAGCATTTCCAGCGTGGGCGCTGCTCTCATAACCATTCAGCCCGTGAAGACGTCGTGGAACAATGGTTGTTTGAACACTTAGGGGAAGAACTGGAACGCTGCCAGCTTGAATGGGACGTGGAAGCAGCCAAAAAGAAAACGTCCGTTGCCCGGACTGACAAAGCCGCACTGAAACGGAAGCTGACTAAATTAAAAGAATTATATGTGAATGACCTTATCGACATTGAAGACTATAAAAAGGACTATCAAATATATGTTTCTGCACTGAACCAGATACCGGAACCAGCGCAGGAAGCGCCGCCAGACTTTGCAGCTGTGCGCAGGCTTCTTGATAATAGCTTTAGAACCATTTATGATACTTTGACCCGTGAGGAAAAACGCACGCTTTGGCGTTCGGTCATTAAAGAAATAAGAATTGACAATGACCAGAATATCACGGGTGTTGTTTTTGGGTAGTGTTGTACTAATTGAACACTACCCGTGGGTTCATCCGCTAAAAGAATAGCCGGCTTATAAGATAATGCCCTGGCAATTGCTGTTCTCTGCTGCTGACCGCCGGATAACGTACCCGGCAGTGCATCCCGCTTATCTTCTATTTTCAGTTGCCTTAACAATTCTTCTATATATGCCTTGTCCACATAACCTCCATCCAGCTCGATGGGCAGCACAATATTCTCATACACACTCAAATCAGGAATCAGGTTATAGCTTTGAAATACTACACCAACCTTCCTTCTTCGAAAGACTGCCTGCTCTTCCCTCGTCATTGACGCAAGGCTTTTCCCATCAATATAGACTTCTCCGAATGTTGGCACATCCAATGCTCCTAACATATGCAGCAGCGTACTTTTCCCGCTTCCGGACTTTCCGGTGATTGCCACAAATTCTCCCTCTTTTACGGTAAGGTTCACTCCATCTAAGGCTTTTACCGTATGGGTTCCCAACGGATAATATTTCTTTAACTCCTCTGTCCGTACTACTTCTTTTATTTCATTGGCAGATAAATGCAAAATTCTGCCCCCTTTCCACTTTCTGAATGCACTTCCATATAGCCGTCCTGCATCGTCACAATCTTTCGTGCCAGATACAGACCAATCCCGATTCCATCCTCATCATGGACTTCCGGTTCCCGGTAAAACCTTTGAAAAATCTGTGCCTGATGTTCCGCAGGAATTCCCCTTCCGGTATCCCGGATGCTGATTTTTCCAAAAACCTCCTGTTCCATTACTGAAATATAGATGCTTCCCCCTTTTGGAGTATATTTCACTGCATTCTCTAAAAGATTAAAAATTGCTTCCTGTGTCCACTTGGCATCGCAAAACAGTTTCAATGTCTCCGGGCAGTCCACATGGACAGAAATTTCTTTTGCTTCCGCTCCCGGTACCACTGCCGCAACCGCTAGTCCTAACACTTCAAAAATCTTTGTGTCCTTTTCACATATTTCTATGATTCCGGTTTCCAGGCGCGAAAGCTTCACCAGACTCTGCATCAGGAAATCCAGCCGTTCTGTCTGTTTTATCAGCTTTCCAATACACTCCTGCCGCCGCATCTTATCTTCCTGTTCCTCTTCTAAAATTTCCAGATATATTTTAATATTCGCCATTGGCGTTCTGCCCTGATGGGAAATGTCAGAAATCAGCTCTTTTATCTGTTCTTTTTCCTTATGGCCCTGTCGGTTCTTCCTGTTCCAAACATCCATAAGCTCCTGCAAATCCTGATAAATCTTATCCCAAAGGCTGTCCTTAAACTCCGCTTCATTTCCAATGTCTTCACCTGCTTTCATCAGCGTCAGACACCGCTGTAGTTCTTCCGTAAAATCATAGATTTCCTTCTTCTGCCGATACAGTCTGACTAGAAGATAACTTATCACAATGCCACAGCCTGCTATTATTCCTATCGCAACCATTGATATCCCATCCCATATACATTTGAAATATATTTGTGTTCCGCATCCTCTATCTTTCCACGGAGCCGGTTCACATTGACTGCCAGTGTGTGTCGGTCCACATATGCTTCATCACAGTCCCACAATTGCTCTAACAGCACATTATAAGAAAGCAGCTGTCCTGCATGTTCAATAAATAAGCGTAACATCCGAAATTCCGTAGGTGTTACCATGCACTCTTTCCCCTCTATTTCTACCTTGACCCGGTCAAAGTCTATCCGCAGATATCCATCTTCATAAATATTTCTTGGATTTTCCGTCTCCCGTTTTAAAATGACCGCTATCTTCTTTAGCAGAATATGTATGGAAAATGGCTTTGTCACATAATCCTCTGCTCCCAACTCATACCCAGATAACACATCTTCTTCCAAATCTCTTGCCGTAAGAAACATGACCTTCCCTTTTCTGCGCTCCATAATCCATTTACAAAAGCCAAAGCCCTCTCCATCCGGAAGATTTACATCCAGTATCATAAGCGAATATTCCTGCTGCAAACCCGCAAGCTTTGCCTCCTGAGTGGAATAGGCACTTTCTGTCTCATACCCTGCCTGCTGCAGTGCAAAGCAAATTCCCTGGTTCAGTTCCCGGTCATCTTCCACTACTAATATTCTATCCATCTTCCCTAAACATCCTTTTTCTTATCTGTTGTCATTCGTTTTTTTCTTTCCTACTTTTCCCCGGTTCATTCCTATGTCTCATTATACAAATGCTTCCTCCGTCGCGCAACGAATAGATTGTCACAGTTTTGTGATAAATGATTTTGGATAGAAAAAAGCAGGAATTCTTAGAATTCCTGCTTTCACTTTTAGTTTACACCATTTGGGTCATATTTATCACTTTTTCCAAGATTACATGAATCACAAAGTGTTCTTAAATTCTCCGGCACTGTTTTTCCACCCTTTGATACTGGTATTATATGATCTACATGCAGTTTTACACCATCATCTGCACTTCTCCCACACAGAGCACATTTAAACCCATCTCGTTTTAAAATGTCATATCTCAAAGATTCTGTCATCAATGTTCTTTGATATGCTTTACTTTCACGGCGTTCAATTTGTTTTTGAACACTATTATAGTGTAGCTCTAATTGTTGAAAAGAATACCTTTCTTCATCAGAATAATAATTTCGTCCTTTTGGACTTGTATACTCAATCTGATATAAAAAGTCTGGTTCAGTAACTGGAGATAATATATTCTTTTGTACTAACTTTTCCTCAAACAACTTATAAATTATATATGGTACTCTATTTTTCCGTGCCTCTTCCTTAGTTGTATTTGGAGCAATTTCTTTTAGTTCGCATTTATACTTCTCCAATAATTGAGCATTGGTATGAGCCTTTTCGATTATATCTTTTATATACTCTATATGTTGTTGAATATATTGATTAAACTGATTATCATAATTAAATCTATCAAATTGAGCTTTTGTTTTTAAATCTTTTTCAACTATGTATTGATTTTGTAAATCAAGATGAAAATCAGAATGTGTATTCAACCCATTTAAATCATGACACCTCTTACTGGTTCTTGCCACTATTTTTTGACAATATTTAGAAATAATTGTACCAAGAATCCACACTAACAGCAAAATTCCTACTATTATAAGAATAATCTCCCAAAGTGGAAATATATATCCAAATATATTATAATTCGATTTAAGCAATTGCTCTATAGCTTGTGTTATATCCCATAATACTTCCATAATTTATCTTATCCTTCCTCATATTTTTCTAATACAATATTCTAAATAGTTTCCTCACTATAGGCATCTACATATCT